CCAACTATTAGTGAACAGCAAAAAGAGGCTATAAGAAAGATTATACAATGATACTACCTATTGTTAAATTTCCAAATCCTATCCTAAGAAACAAAATGCCTGATTTTGATTTCTCTAAACCAGTCGTCGATCCAAAAGAATTAGAAAAGAATTTAATCGAAACAATGTTTGCAAGTGGTGGTATTGGACTTGCGGCCAATCAAGCAGGGATAGAAGCTCGAGCATTTGCAATGGGCGATCCACGCATTCCAGAAAACGCTACTGTATTTTTTAATCCAATCGTAACGGCTAACACAGACGATATAGCTGATTTGGAGGAAGGATGTTTGAGTTTTCCCGGAATATATGTTAATATTAAAAGACCTACAGCTATTAAAGTCAGTTGGCAAAATAGCAGTGGGGAACCTATGGAGGGTGAGTTTGACGGTTATATGTGCAAGGTATTCTTGCATGAGTTAGATCATCTCGAAGGTGTTGTGTTTTCAGATCGTGTCAGTCAGTTAAAATGGGCTATGGCACTTAAAAAATTAAAATCAAATAGAAGGAAATTTAATGCTTGAACCTAATCAAGACCTAGAACGTATTTTTGAACGTGCTGTTCATCTTGCGATGAGTCACAAACACGAATATATAACCCTAGAACATTTCCTATACGGACTGTTGTTGGATGAAAAGTTTGATAAAAGATTGACAGACTTTGGTACAGACACGAGTCAATTAAAAACTGACATTACAGAATATGTAACGAACGAATTATCAACCATTTCGTTAGAAGACGGACAAAAACCTAAAAAAACCCACGCAATGGAACGTATGCTTAATAGAGCATTTACACAAGTATTGTTTGGCGGAAGAAGTACTATTGAACCAATGGACTGTTTTTTGAGTATATTCTCAGAGAAGAAAAGTTATGCCGCGTATGTAATTCGCAAGGCCAAAGTTGACAAAGATAAGTTTATCGAATATCTAAACAACGAAGCTGAAGAGATGGAAATCGTAGAAGGCAAAGAAGTCGCCAGCCCACAGCTAGAAAAGATGTTGGCACAATACTGTGTTAATCTCAGCAAACGTGCCAAAGAGAAAAAGATCGATCCAGTTATTGGTCGTGAAAAAGAAATTGAAGAAATACAACTTATTCTTGCTCGCCGCACTAAATCAAACGTAATGATGATTGGTGATCCGGGTGTGGGTAAGACAGCTATTGCTGAAGGACTTGCTAATAAAATCCTAGCTGGTACAGTACCTAAGTATATTAAAGACCACGTTGTGTACTCACTAGATATTAGTGCTATGCTGGCAGGCAGTAAGTACCGTGGAGATTTTGAAGAACGTCTTAAGATGGTTATCAATGCTCTTGAGCGCAAGAAGGGCGCGATCCTGTTTATTGACGAAGCGCACATGATGAACGGTGCTGGCGCAGTAAGTGGCGGATCTAACGACATGGCTAATATGTTAAAGCCTGCGCTAGGCAAAGGTACATTGAAAGTTATTGCTTCAACTACTTGGGAAGAATATCGCAAGCACTTTGAAAAAGATCGGGCATTAATGCGCAGATTCCAACGTGTTATTGTTGATGAGCCAAATGAAGCAACTGCTATTAAGATCATGAAAGGTCTCAAGAAGTATTACGAAAAACATCACAATGTTAAGATTACTACTCAAGCTATCGTCGATTCAGTTAAGTATTCAACCAAATATATTAGCGATCGTAAATTGCCAGATAAGGCAATTGACCTAATTGACTGTGCGTGTGCTCGTTTTAAAGTGCGTGACGAAGAAGGTGGCATTGTTGATCATGACGAAATCGTATTTGAAGTAGCTAAGATTACTGGCTTACCTTTAGAACAGGTATCTAGTAAGGAAAATAAAAACCTTAAAGAGCTTGATAAGAACATGCGTAATAAAGTGTTTGGTCAAGAGAAGGCGATTGATATCCTGCTAGACAAGATTTATATTAGCCAAGCTGGTCTTAAAGCAATAAACAAACCAATCGGTAGTTTCTTGTTTGTTGGTCCTACTGGTTGTGGTAAAACTGAAACTGCCAAAGTCTTAGCAGAACAAATGGGTGTACAAATGGTTCGCTTTGATATGAGCGAATACCAAGAACAACACTCTGTTGCCAAGCTGATTGGTGCTCCTCCGGGCTATGTTGGATTTGAAGATAATGCTGGTCAATTGATTACTAAACTACAAGAACATCCAAACTGTATCTTGTTGCTAGATGAAATTGAAAAGGCGCACCCAAGTGTTAGCAATATCTTATTGCAACTTATGGACAATGGTTTTGTTACAGGTAGCAATGGTAAGAAAGCAGATGCACGACAGGCTATTGTTATACTAACAAGTAACCTCGGCGCAAGTGATGCTGAAAAGAATAACATCGGTTTTGGTAAGATGGACAAGGACTATGACAACAAAGATGCTGTCAACAGATTCTTTGCTCCTGAGTTCCGCAATCGTCTAGACGGTATTATTCAATTCAGCAAACTAAGTCATGAAACAATGATCAAGATTGTTAAGAAGTTTATTGACGAGCTTAATTCATTGGTTAAAGATAAGAATATTCATGTTAAGCCAGATGCAAGTGCATTAGAGTACTTGGTTAAGAAAGGATTCAATACTAAGATGGGTGCCCGCCCATTGTTTAGAGTTATTGAAGACGAGATCAAGAAGCCGTTGTCACGTGAAATCCTATTTGGTAAGTTAACTAACGGTGGTGTTATTAATTTGACAATGAACAAAGACAAGTTTGTGTTTGACTTGGTAGAAATACTGCCTGTAGCTGTTAAAAATGCTCCCGAAGTTGAAGATGCAGAAACTGTCAACGAATAAACTGTTCTTCGGCAAGTGGCCGTATAAGATTGAGTGCTCTGTACAAGGGTCAAATCTTATACGTCTGCGCGGTATAGAATGGGTTAAAAAATTCTGTACTGACGATCAATTTTATAAGCCTCCTAAAGTAAGTTTTAGGACCCATTTTGAAACAATTAAAAAAGATCGCTTACTCAAGTTTGTTGATGCAGTAGAGCCGTTTCTTGATAAAGAAATTAAGATTAGAGCAGAGGGCAGTACTTTTAACTTCTATACAAGTGATGTGTCATTAGTTAACGAACTAGAACAAGCTCTGGGCTGGTGCATTACCTATATATACAGTCCAGAGAATCCCGAAGAAGCTGAATTCCTTGTAAACAACAGGAACAAGGTTATATGTGACGCTATTCCATATGGCAAATATACACACAAGGTATGCTTTAAAGAAAAGATACCGCGTGATAAGCGTTTACAGTTTTGGAGTTGGATTTCTAAATACGACGAAGATACTGTTAAAATAGGTAGAAGCACAGAAGGGTTTATGATAGGTACAAAACAGTATGTTGCAAACCCCTTCTGCTATGTGTCTAACGCTAAGTTTTTAACCATGATGAGCTTGGTCGTAGGCGAATATATACAGAAAATAGAAGAATTTGTTCCCAGGTCTACCTTGCTCTTGTAATAAATACAGGGCGTAAGGAAAACCCATGCCGGCACAAAGCACAACTCTAAATTTCTATACAGATATCTATACTACTGGTACAACAGCGGTCTTGACAACGACCAGCGTGTTAAGCATGCCAGCGTATTATCGTAATAATAGTACATTCAATCCCCCATATAACATTCTAACGTTCCCTAGCAACCCTGAAAAAGGATGTGGGTATTATGGAATTAGCAGTGGATTGCACACCGTTACATACAAGACAACACAAGATTATGTAGGCACAGTTACTATGCAGGCTACATTGGCCTCAACTCCAATAGAAACTGACTGGTTTCCTGTCAAAGATACAGCAAAAACCTATCTTTATAACCAGAATTTACAAACAACCGCCACAGTAGCATTAACCTTTGTAGGTAACTTTACCTGGGTACGTGCAAATGTCAATATCAGCCAAGGCGCATTATTGGCTATTAACTATAATTTTTAATCATGAAACTATACGAATTTTTTAGCCACATCAATGTCAATGCTGATAAGAACAAAGATAAGTCAGCAGATGAAAAATATGAAATGAGTCTTGAAGAAAAAGATCAATTTAAGAATGATTTGTTCTTTTATATTCTAGATCATGACGATATACATCGTAAACAGTTTCATGATGTTGCAGAACAGATGACTGACGATTCGACAGCAAATATATGGATGCCGATTGTTAAGAAAGGCTGTATGGAATTCCATGATGCTAACAAAATACTCCAGCACCCACGCGACATGTTCGACAAAGAGATGTGTGAAGAATTATGTCACATGCTAGACGATCACTATCGTAAAGATATTAAGAAAGGCGAATACCGTCCATGAATTTACTAGAATTATTTTCTAGACCACGCCTCCTATCAGAAGGTGGCAATTTAGAGTTAGACAATCCTAACGATCCATCTGCACCTTATCAAGCAGACGAAATTGATCTCAAGGTACATAATCGCACCTTTATGGTAGGGTTACTGGACAAATTGTTACAAGATATCAACGTTGCCTTTTACAAACAAAATAAAAAACCATTGTGGAATCCACAGTTATTACAGTCAAAAGAATTCTTAGGAGGAAGTAGTTTACATTTCTTCGATACTAAAGGTATTAGTGATAAAGAATTTGCAAAACACAAACCCAAAGTTGGAGATATTGATACACAATGTAATAAAGAACTCGAGCCAGAAGTTGAAAAATTCTTAACATCATACGATCATAAACAAATAGGCGACACAACATTGTTAGGGTTTAGCAGAGGAAGCGAACAATATAATGCCTTATTCCAATTCCAAGACCCTCCTATCAAAATACAGATAGATTTTGAATTTGGCAAATACGATGTAAAGACAGACATGCCAGATGAGTGGTATCGTTTCAGCCATAGCTCAGAATGGAACGATATACAAGCAGGTATCAAAGGTGTTTTCCACAAATACATATATCGTGCATTAACTTCTGCTCATAGTAGTATTAAGCACCAAGTTGATGTAAAGAAAACAAAAACAAATATTAAACCAAATGTTGCCGACAATGATTTGTCATTTGCAGTAGCGAGTGGGCAGGGTGGTGGCTTAAGTCACAAGTACGAACCATATATTCATACCGACCCAGAGACCGGTCAAAAGAAAACTCACGATCAAGGAGTTCCTTACAAGAGACTAATCCCGTCTGGGGAAAGAAAGTACATACAAAAATTAGATCAGCAGTTCTTTTTCTTCTTTGGTGCAAAGCCAGAAGGTAATGATAGTCAACTACAAAAAAGTTTCCTTGGCACACTAGACTTAATTAACAAATATATCACAGACAACTCGGCTAAAGAAAATGTGTTTAGAGCATTCTTAACATTATGCTTTGAGCAAGGTGGTCAAATGATCACTAAAAATGATCCAGAGCGTGACCAAGAAATTAAATTTGCGGCCATTGATAACTTTATACAAAAATGTAAACTTAAGAATCTAAGACCCGAAGCTATAAAGATGGGCAAAGAGTATATAGATGATTTTAAAGAAGTCCAAGATTATAAGCAAAAGAATCCCAACGAAAAACAACCACGTGCCGCATTGAAAAGAATGAAGGCAGGTTTAAACGAAGCTGAAGTAAAAGCACAACTACGCAAAGGCATGCCGCACCTGCATGATTTAAAGGCCGTTGATTTTTTGGACCTATTAGATGAACTGCATGACGGTAATGGCAAGTTCAAATTAGAAAACATTCCACTGAACGTTAAAGTAGACGGATTCGGTGGACGCTTCGGTAAGAACGCAGAAGGCAAACCTTTTATGGGTACCAGTCGTACTGAGCCACGTTACCAAGCAAGTTTTGTAGACTACCATCAAAAGAAAGGTACAACAGATCCTGAGATCCTAGGTCGTGCTCAAATGTTTGATGATTTGTTTGGCGAAATGATGAAGGCTATTAAATTAGTTGACAGCAAATTAGGTCCAGACTTTTTAGTAAACAAGCAAGTAACTTGCGAAGTATTGTTCTTACCATTTGCTACAGAAACTCCTGAAGGTAAATTAAAGTTTGTTGGAATACATTATGACAAACTTCCAAAAGGCGTACAGTTAGCGTTGGTACCATTCCATGCGGTAGAAGCAGATAGTGGAGAGCCTGTTGAAGATCCTAAATTTATCGATAGCCTGTTAGGTGTAGGCAATCAAGGTAGTGTTATGTTCGTCAACAATAGACTAACACAGAAAGAAGGACTTGATGTAACTGAGATCATTAACCCACTAGACAACATTGAAGAACTTAAATCAATAGTATCAGGTACAGCAGGCAAACGTGATCGTGCAAGTCTGCAACTTAGAAAAGAAGTAGAAGAAAAACTACTACCTATCAAAGAAAAATTAGAACAAGCCATTATCAAAGATCCAAACATTGTTGGTAAAGACATGTTGGGCAAAGACTACGAAGGTATTGTTATCAATAGTCGCCTCGGTCCTATTAAAGTTACAAGTCAAGAACAACGTGATGTTATCACTGCTAAACAAGATGCCAAAACAAATGCTCGTACAGAACGTCCACGTGGCGAGAACAAAACGGCGGTAGTTGCTATCGGTAGTTTTGTTGGGCACGTCGGTCATGAACAACTATTTGATTATACTATTAAGAAGGCCGCACAAGTAGGTGGAGATCCTTATTTGTTTATTGGCAATGCAGAAGGTAAAGACGATCCTATTCCTCCAGCGGTCAAAGTACAAACATGGCATAAAATGTATCCACAGTATGCCAACAATATCAGTACTGTAACGCAACAGGGCGGAACGCTGATGCAAAAGATTAAACACGAATTGATTAATCCCCTGCCAGGTAAGCCACCACGCTACGATAATATTATTATTATGGTAGGTGAAGACCAATCAAAAATGCCTATTGCACAAGCGTTAATGAAATCTGTTAACAAGTTTGAAGGATACGAGCACGTTAAGGTATCACTTGAAGCAACACCACGCGGTACTGGTATGAGCTTTACTAAGTTACGTAATATTTTAAAAGATCCTAATGCAACTCCTGAGCAACAATATCAAGTATGGGCGCAAGGCTTTGACGTAAAGAAATTAGGCAGGGAATGGATTATGAGATTAATGGAATTAACACGTAAAGGTATGGGCATAACTGCTCCTGCCAAGAAAGGCATACATCCAGACGCCGCACAACCAGTCAAGTTACCCAAGCAAAAGGCTCCAGCAGAAACAATGGCGGGAGTAGGTATGCAAGATGACCCAGAACGCAACGCAACGCACGAAGGAAAACGTGTAAATAACTGTGTGCCAGTTAGCGAAGACGTTGAAAAACTAATGGCTGGTTTTATTAAATTATTAGAACGCAAATGAAACAGTACAAGATAACATCAGCAGATATAGCACCCGTTGAAGAAGCCGGTGATACATATCTAGCACCTGATGATCCTGCACAAGAAATTCGCCGTTTACAATTCCTAGGTGGACTAGGTGGACAAGAACGCTTAGCCGAGTACAAGAATAGTTTAAAGCAAGGTAGTAACATAAGTGTTACTGCCGCAGAAAATGCACGTATTATGCGTGAACAAAATATACAACCAGGAACTCCTGAGTGGTTTAAGTTATGGTTCAGTCTTCCATACATGACTGGAGAGAAAAAAGAATGAAAATCGCAGAATTATTAGAATCAGCTACCGCAGGTGCTACAAGCGTAGGATCAATTAGCGGCGGTAGCGTTGGTCATCAACTACAGCGTAGAGCATTTAATAAAAGCTATACAGGTAGCATGACTTCTGGTACTGGTAAGAAATCACCAAAACAGCCTGCGGCTAAAAAACAAAAGCCCGGCACAAATGCATTAGATGGAAATAATTTAGTCGTATGATAAACGAAGGCAAACGAGGATTCAAAGTCCGCCATAAACAAAAAGTTGCTTCAATAGAACCAACTAAGCCACGTAACTTTGTTGCTAAGAACGCAATCAATACAGGTGCTGGCGCACATAAAGATAAGAAGAAAGCTATGAAACAAGGCGATACAAAACACAAAAAAGACTATGCAGAAGGCATGGAAGAAAAGTTCCAAGCAGAGCTAGATAAAATAAACGAAAAATGGACAGCAAAATACAAGAGTTCAATTAACTGCTCCCATCCCAAAGGCTTCAGCCAAAAGGCTCACTGTGCTGGTAAGAAGAAACATAATGAAGACATGACTATGGAAGCAACTTGTCCAGATTGTGGTATGTGCGAAACGCACGGCAATCTCCATGAGATCAAGAAAGGTAGTAAGGATTCAAATGGTTATAGCAGTTGCTGGAAAGGTTATCATGCCGCAGGTACCAAGAAGGGTAAGAACGGTGGACAAGTGCGTAACTGTGTGCCTAATGAAAGTGTCGCAGAAGGCGCTCCAATTTCTGGTGACGGTGGCGCGGTAGCTAACTTTAAACAACAAATGGCCAACAATACCGAAATTGCTTATCAGAAAGCACAGAAAGGTATAAAGGATGAAGGAATAAAAGGTGCTATCGCAGGCGGTGCGGCTGGCGCAGTACTTACACGAAGTCCAAGAGGTGCAATAGCTGGGGCAGACATTGGAGACAAATTAGGAGATATGGTGGAAACTACGGACAGTGAAGGCGGCATGGCCAAACAGCAATTAATTACTGCGGCTAAGCTCGCTATACAATTAGCACAACAAATGGATGGCGACACTCAACTAGACGCATGGGTTCAAACTAAGATTAGTCTAGCATCGGACTACTTGTCGACTGTACATGAATTTTTAGTTAACGGTGAACAAGATGTTGATAAAGACGAAGAAACTGACGAAACTGTTGTTCCTGGTATCACTCATCAACATCACCACGGTACTCTAAAACATACATCTACAACAACGGAAGGTGCAAAGGTTGATCGCCAGGCAAAACACATTACCAAAAGTATGATGAAGTCACATCCTGGTATGAGCAAAGACAATGCAGAAGCCGCGGCTTGGGCACACATCAAGCATCCAAAGAAGAAAAAGAAAATGAAAGAAGATGCATACGATATATATCTTGAAGTCATGCTTGGTAAATCTTTAAAGAAATGAGAATTTTAGAAGTTATAACTGAAGACGTTGTTCTTAAACTTGAAAAAGGTCTTAAGAAGTTACCAAGTCACAGTTACGATTCAATCGATAAACTCATGCAAAAAATCTGCAAGGATGCAGATATTTCTGGAAAGAAATTACATGACATGTTTGTTGACAAACACAATCTAACACCAGATACTTGGATCAAAAAACAAGTAGATGAAGATTGGAAAAAAGTGAACAAACACGATAAGACTGATGGCATGAGCCAAAAAGCAGTTAACGCTTATCGTAAAGAAAATCCAGGTAGTAAATTAAAAACTGCCGTAACTACTAAACCCAGCAAATTAAAGAAAGGTAGTAAGTCTGCAAGTCGTCGTAAAAGTTTTTGTGCCAGAATGGGTGGTATGAAAAAACACAATGCGTCAGCTAAAACTAAACACGATCCAGATAGCCCAATCAATAAAGCACTACGTCGATGGAATTGCGAAAGCATTGAAGAAATGCAAGATTTAATATTAGTAGCCGAACAGTATATCAACGAAAACTTTGCTGATGGTAAAAATCCAGGACGCAAAGGACTTGCCAAAAGAAGCGGAGTTAATACCAAAGCCAGTGTAAGCAGTCTACGCAGTACGGCCAAACACTCAAGTGGCGAAAAAGCCCGGATGGCACACTGGTTAGCTAATATGAAATCCGGTAAAGCTAAGGCTAAAAACAAATAATCAAGACTTGACAATCTCCTGTATTCAGTATATAATTACTGTACAGGAGATTAATTATGAGTAAAGCATATGGCGCACCAGAGCAGGCAAAAATCAAACAACTTATTTCTGAAGGCGTAACAGTCTTACAAGAAATTGAAGACTTGAACGAAGGTTTGAACGACACTATCAAAGCTGTCGCTGAAGAACTAGAAGTGAAACCAAGCATTATTAAAAAAGCAATTAAGATCGCACAGAAGGGCGATTGGGAACGTGTGTTCACTGAGTTTGATGACTTGGAAACTATTGTTGATATCAGCGGTCATGCAATTCGCCAAAGCGATTATGATGCACAAAATCCAAACCGCATCGGTGATAATGATTGATACATTTTTTGCGCCAACACTAAGATGGATCAAGGATGACTGGCGTAGCAATAAGTTTAGGTTCGTTGTTGAGCTCCTTGCTTGGGCTATATCTATTGGCTGTAGTATCACAATGGCAGTCACCGTCCCTAATCCCCCTCTTATTGTATTATATCCTATCTGGATTGGTGGCTGTGCTATGTATGCATGGGCTTCTTGGACTCGCAAGAGCTTTGGTATGCTGGCTAACTACATTTTGTTAGTTAGTATCGATACTGTCGGTTTAGTCCGAATGTTAAGTTAAATATATTTGAGAACGGTTCAGCGAACCATAAGTCGCAATGTTGAAGGTTAACCGGCCATAAGCGGTAAGGAGAATTATGAGTTATATCGATGCCATCTGGGATCGTGACAATGACCGTGTACGTGTCGTTGAGCGTGATCCAAAAAAAGGTCGAATCTATGTCGACTATCCCGCAAGGTACGTGTTTTATTATCCAGATAATAAAGGCAAGTACAAATCAATCTACGGCGAAAGCCTATCAAAAGTTACTTGTAAGTCATTCAAGGAATTTGCTAAAGAACAAAAAATCCACTCAAGTCACAGACTATTCGAAAGTGACATTAATGCCTCATTCCGTATCCTGGAAGAAAACTATCTAGGTAAAGATGCTCCGAAGTTAAATGTAGTGTTTTTCGACATCGAGGTAGACTTTGATCCAGAGCGCGGCTATGCTTCACCGGAAGATGCGTTTATGCCAATCACTGCAATCTCAGTTTACCTACAATGGATGCAGACTATGGTTACGTTAGCTGTTCCGCCAAAAGGCTTGAAGATGGAGGATGCTGAAAAGTTAGTTGAAGAATTTCCTAATACGCATCTGTTTGAAAGCGAAGGAGAAATGCTTGATACTTTCCTAAAGCTGATTGAAGATGCTGATATTATCAGCGGTTGGAACAGTGAAGGTTACGATATTCCCTATACTGTTAACCGAGTTACAAAGGTATTGAGCAAGGAAGATACCCGTCGTTTCTGTTTGTGGGATCAATTTCCAAAGAAACGTGAATATGAAAAGTATGGTAAAGCCGCAGTCACTTATGACTTTGTTGGTCGTGTACACTTAGACAGTCTCGAACTGTATCGCAAGTACACATATGAAGAACGCCATACATATCGACTAGATGCTATTGGTGAAATGGAAGTAGGCGAGAACAAAACTGTCTATGAAGGTACGCTGGATCAACTGTACAACAATGACTTCCGCAAGTTTATTGAATACAACAGACAAGATACTGCACTACTTGACAAACTAGACAAGAAACTAAAGTTTATTGATCTCGCCAACACACTGGCACATGAATGTACTGTATTGCTACAGACTACAATGGGTGCCGTTGCTGTAACTGAACAGGCGATTGTAAACGAAGCACACCACAGAGGATTGATTGTTCCAAGTCGTCCAAAGCGTGATGAAAGCGCGGACAATCAGGCCGCAGGTGCGTATGTTGCATATCCTAAAAAAGGACTCCACGACTGGATTGGTTCAGTCGACATTAACAGTCTATACCCAAGTGCGATTCGTGCGCTTAACATGGGTCCAGAAACTATTGTCGGACAGTTACGCCAAGATTATACACAAGCAGAAATTGATGCTAAGATTGCCAAAGGCAACTCATTTGCCGCGGCATGGGAAGGTAAGTTTGGCAGTAACGAATACGAGTTCGTTATGGCAAAAGACAAAGCCAACGACATTACTGTTGAATGGGAGTCTGGAGAAGTAGATGTACTAAGCGGTGCTCAAATCTATGAAATGATTTATGAAAGTAATCAGCCATGGATGCTAAGTGCTAACGGTACAATTTTTACATACGAAAACGAGGGGATCATCCCCGGCTTGCTAAAACGTTGGTATAGTGAGCGTAAAGACATGCAGAAAAAATTAAAGGAAGCTATTGATGCTGGTAACAAAATTGAGGAAGAGTACTGGGATAAGCGACAGCTTGTTAAGAAAATTAACCTTAACTCTTTATACGGTGCTATTCTTAACGCTGGTTGCCGCTTCTTTGATAAGCGTATTGGCCAATCCACAACTCTTACAGGAAGACAAATTGCTCGCCATATGGCCGCAAAAATAAATGAAGTAATTTGTGGAGAGTATGATTACAAAGGTCGTAGTATCATTTACGGTGATACAGACTCTGCATATTTCTCGGCTTATACAACCCTAAAGACTGATATCGATAAAGGTCGCTTGCCTTGGGACAAAGAAACTGTTGTTCAACTGTACAATCAAATTGCAGACGAAGTTAATGGCACATTCCCACAGATGATGCTAGACTTCTTCCACTGTCCAAAGAGTCGAGGTGAAGTTATCAAAGCAGGTCGTGAATTGGTCGCTATTAAAGGCCTGTTCATTACTAAGAAGCGTTATGCTGTCTTGTACTATGACAAAGAAAACAAACGTGCGGACGTAGATGGCAAGCCAGGTAAGATCAAGGCCATGGGCTTGGATCTCAAGCGTAGTGATACGCCGGAATTTATGCAGAAGTTCTTGGAAGAAATCCTAACTAAGGTACTAAACGGTAGCCAAGAAAAAGAGATCCTGGACCGTATTGGCGAATTCCGAACTGAGTTTAAAGTTAGACCGGGTTGGGAGAAAGGTAGTCCAAAACGTGCTAACAATATTACAGAGTATCGCGAGAAAGAAAAGAAAGCAGGCAAGGCCAATATGCCAGGCCATGTACGTGCAAGTATTAACTGGAACGTGTTACGAGAAATGAACGGCGACAAATACTCTATGCAGATTGTAGATGGTATGAAAGTTATCGTTTGTAAGGTTCGAGATAATCCAATGGGGTATACAAGTATTGCGTATCCTGTAGACGAACTAAGATTGCCCAAGTGGTTCCAGGAATTACCATTTGATCATTCTGAAATGGAGACAACTATTATCAATAACAAACTTGATAATTTAATTGGCGTGTTGGAATGGGACTTGAACTCGACCACACAAAATAATACGTTTGGTAATTTGTTCACATTTGAATAAAATTTACTTGACTTTGATTCTAAATCTAAATATAATATATAAAAGGACTTTAACATGAAAGATATTTTACAAGACATCGTATCACATACACACAACCTAGGATTTTTAGAAGTAGTTAAGATCACAGGAACAGAAGAAAAAACTCAAATTGATTCTGTTGCTGGCGACCGCTCAATCATCCTATCAGCAGAAACTACAAGTGTTCAGCCGGACATGATAGGTATTTTTGGTATGCCTCAACTTAACAAACTAAAGATTCATTTAGACTGCCCAGAATATAAAGAAGGTGCAAAAATTTCTTTAGTTAAGGGCCAGCGTAACGGTGAAGATATTCCTGTAGGGTTACACTTTGAAAACAAAGGTGGCGACTTTAAAAACGATTATCGTTTTATGAACCAAGCTGTTATTGAAGAAAAGCTAAAGGTTCCTAAGTTCAAAGGTGTTAGTTGGGATATTACTATTGTTCCCACAGTGGCCAGTGTACAACGTTTCAACTTCCAAGCAAGTGCAAACAGCGAACATGCAATCTTTGTTGCAAAAACAGACGGCGATAAATTGAAGTTTACATTTGGTGATGTTAATACACACGCAGGTGAATTTGTTTTTGCAGATGGTCTTACAAGTAAAATTACAGCTAACCTAAGTTGGCCGGTTGCACAAGTATTAAGCATCTTGAAAATTGCAGATGTTAATAATACTAAAATGAGTATCAGTAACCAAGGCGCACTAAAGATTACGTTAGATAGCGGGTTGGCAACTTACGAATATATTTTACCAGCGCAAGCATGATAAAAGGCATCTCCAGTCAAGGTAGCTTTATTACGGTATCAGGCGGATCCCCTAGTACCACGTATATCTCTCCTGGCTCAGTAGGGGCAGGCATGATGCGATATAACGGCAATATGAATTGTGTCGAGATCAACGATGGTAATATGTGGAAAGCTATGGATATGAGTTATGCCACTATATCATTAACAGGAGAGGCAGAATCTATTTTGATGTGGGCCAGACAAAAACGTGCAGAAGAATGGGAAATGGCCGCTCTTGCCGAGACTCATCCTGCTGTTAAAATTGCATTAGAAAACCTAAATAAAGCAGAACAACAACTAAAAGCTACAGTTATACTGAGCAAGGAATATGATGAAACAACAAGTTAACTTAACCCCACTACAGAAAGACTATGCTGTCTATTTGCCAGCTATTAGCAGTTTCTATAGTACATATATTGCAAAACAAAGATTAGAAAAGTTTATCGCCGACGATCGCATTCCAGCAGGGTTTGATCGTGGCGTTGAAGGCATGAACTTTTTAAATGCAGAAGACGGATACTTTACCTACAAGTACGGTCTTTACTCTGCGGGTCATGCACAATTAGACTTGAATAAAAGTCTAACACAAGAGTCAATGATCCAACAACGAGATCGCGGCAATACGATGATATTAGGCGACTCCGGTGGATATCAGATCGGTAAAGGCGTTCTTAAATTTGATTGGCTAGACTTCGAAGGTCCTAGTGCAACTAAAACACGTCAAAGTATTTTAGAATGGTTAGAACTTACTGCTGACTGGTCTATGATGCTAGACGTTCCTACGTGGGCATGTGATCACGTACACAGTCCAAAGACTGGTCTTAAGACTGTTGAAGATTGTTTGGAAAAGACACAGTATAATAACAGATACTTCTTAGAAAATCGTCTAGGACAAACCAAGTTCCTAAATGTGCTACAAGGTTGGGACTGGGATTCAGCAGAGGACTGGTACAACGGTGTTAAACAATTTAGTGATCCAAACAAAACATGGGGCGAAAATAAGAACCCATCAGCTGAAGGTTGGGCATTTGGTGGTGCTAATATGTGTAAGATGGACATTACACTCAAACGTCTAATGACTATGCGTGAAGACGGTCTGTTAACAGGTAAGAATTGGATTCACTTCTTGGGTACTGCACAACTAGACTGGGCTTGTTACTTAACCAGTATTCAACGTCAAATTAGAAAGCATATTAATGAAGAACTTACAATCAGTTTCGACTGCGCAAGTCCGTTCATTGCTACGGCACATGGACTTGTGTATACTAACGCACAACACACCACTAAGCGATGGAGTGTTATCATGGATAAGGCCCCGGACAATAAGAGTCTTTCCGGACGGGACGATATACCTTTTCCGTTTGAATCAGCGATTGGTCGCAGACTAACAATGAAAGATATCGCTTACTATGATTTAGGCGAGCGCAAGACTGATGCAGAATTAGGTGGTGTTGTATTCGATCACCTAAATCCTCAACACTATAATGTTGTTCCCCGCCTTAATAAGCTAGGTAAGATTCCAAACAGAACAAGTTGGGATAGTTTTGCTTATGCGTTGATGATGGGGCATAATGTTGAATGTCATATTGTTGCTGTACAACGTGCTAATCAATTAATGGATATTGAAACAGCAAAGGCACAACCAGATTGGCGCCATTGGAAGAAACTCAAAGACTCTGAAACAGGTAGCGATCAATATAGTGATTGGGTTCCCCGCAATATTCTTTACTTTAACCGTTTTGTAGAAGAACTGTTTAATACAAAGACTAAAGCAGAAGCGTTCCAAATGATTGAAGATGCAAAGCCCATGTTGTCTAACATGATGGGTATGCGCTTACGTGGTGGTAATGCTGAAAATAACTTTACAAGTTTATTTGAAACTGAAGAAGTAGTGTTAGATAAAACTGTAAGTCCTGTAACCGCGATGCCAGAGCTAGATGAAGACAAGCTCGACGCATTAGAATTTGATAATGCCTAATGGACTTTATAGCTGAATATCAATTATCAGACATTACTATCTGTGACGAACTGTTAAGGCTGTTTAGACTCGCAGATAGTAATGGTTTAACCAATCCTGGTGTTACAGGGTCGGACGAACAAATCCGACCAGAATATAAAGACAGCGTCGATTTCCATTTAGGTGATGCTAGGACTTTAGGCAAGCCTGCAGATTTTAAATGGCCAAACTATCATACTGAATTGTCCGGATTTATTGACAAATACTGCACAGATGCTAAAATATATGAACACGCTGGAAAGTTTACCATACGCGATTTACCACAAATACAGTGGTATAAACCTAGTGCAGGTTATCATGCATGGCATATCGATGGCGGTCATGAATTTTGCAATCGTGCAATATCATTTTTAACGTATTTGAATACAGTACCAAATGGTGGAACTGAATTTTTGCATCAGAACAGAGTTGTTGAAGCAGTAAAAGGCAAAACAATTTTGTTCCCGACTGCATACACGCATATTCATCGAGGACAGGTTACTGCTAACCTCGACAAATATATTTTAATTGGCTGGCTTTGGTGGGATAACGAAAGATGAAACGAGATTACGATTCAGGTGTACATGAAGATGTAACATTCTTTATAGGTACAGAAGTTGAACATACTCCTGCATACGGGATGAAAACCCTGTTTGTAGTAGGAGTACACGATGAACAGGTCATTATTACTCTTGCAAAAAATAATAATTGCAATCATATCTATTTTGGTGCTAATCAAAGTTTTGGCACCAACGGTGTTAACGATATCGGTACATGGAGACCTTGGGAAGACATGATCAAAGGCTGTCTAGATGCAGACTTTTGGTGTACCCTAGACTTCGATGTATCCGAAGCAGAAGGTTTACTAGAAAGTGGGCTAACTGAGAATCGAAGATTCATTCCACAAATTAGCGTTAAATTACCCTACTTGACACAGCTAGGATATAATGCTACAATTAAGATAGACGATAAAGACTTCGACGCTACTAATCCCGGCGTTTGGTGCTTGCCACTCAGTGCTTGCACTCAAAGGAAGTATTTTACTAATTGGGATTGCTACACACAAGATGAGATCATTAAATGATTACCATTAGACAAGATATACGTCCAAACAAAATGATTTGGGTTACCTTTCAAAAGGAAGGTATTCACAAATATCCCGCCGCACTTACAGATCCTAACCTAGCAACAGGTGATGATTATGATGTAAGTTTTCTAGGCTATCCGCATCGTCACACATTCCACTTTAAAGTATGGATCAGTGTCACACACGATGATCGCGATATTGAATTCATTCAGTTTAAACGCTGGTTGGAAAAATTGTACGCAGAAGGTACACTCCAACTAGACTACAAGAGTTGTGAGATGATGTCAGGCGATTTGTTTGACACTATCTCCAATAAGTATCCGAGTCGTGAGATTTGGATTGAGGTCTCCGAAGACGGAGAAAATGGTTCTTTCATTAAGT